CAATTACCTCTTCCTCTCCTCTTTTTGCAACTTTAACGCCTTGCATTGAATACCATTGCATATTAGCTGGAGCATCGCCAGAGGCAACATCCTCTTTAGTCAGCCAAGTGGTACGTCCGTAATCATTGATTACTTTAACTTTACCAGTTTGTGACTTGTGATGCGTATCAGCAACATAAAATGAAGCTTTAGTGTTAATAGGATTATTAACGTCTTCATTTGTTAGATAAAAATCTAATCTTATTTGATTAACTTCTCTCTCTCCATCTCCATCAGACACTGTCGTAGTGCCTGTGTACTCAGGGTCATAATTTAACTCACGCCCATAAATAACTTCTAACTCTGCTTTCGAAGGGTTAACAGCTACTACTTTGAAATTCTCAACTCCAGTGAAAAGCTTTCTTGCTCCACCTTCACTAATTTCTTGTCCTTTTCCGAAATTTGACATATATTATTTTATTATTTATATTATTTTACTTCTGAACAATTACTCTACAACTGGTTCAGATTCAGTTCTTCTCAAAAATGACATATCAACTTCATTTTTAGTTTCTTCTACTACTTCTGCTACGTCTGCAACAGTATCAGTAACAGTTTCTTTAACTGGAACATCAACTGGAACAAATTTAAATGTGTCAGAAGGTAAACCTCCTTCAACATCAAAAGGCTGTAAAGCATACTCTACTTCAATATCTTCATCTAAATCAAGAAATGAAACCATCTCTTTTGTTAATGAAGCTGAAGAAATAGCTTTACCTTTTTCTTTTGAATCTTCAAAAGCTACTGGATTTTTTGACGTTTTGTAAGTTGTCAAATCTTCAATGTTTGCTAAGTTATTAGCGTTAGCAATTAAAATAGCTCTATTGCCATTTTCATCAGCATCAATAGTTCCGAATACAATTTCTTGTACTGATCCTTTTTCTAAATTCATCTGCTCCATTGCAGTTCTGTTGAAAAGGATTCTTCTGGTTCTACCTTTACCTCTATCACCTTCAAGAGTCACTACTGCTCTATCTGTGTACTTTTGGAAGCTTTCATAAGCTCCGTCTACTTTTCCTAATCTCTTAGTTCCGAATACTATATTCATTTTTATTTTATTTTTTATTCATCTATAAAGACCTTACTCCAGTCTATTGTTAAATTGTGATTCTCATCACTTTCTGCTAATACTACTTTTTGACCTATTAAGTGTTTTTGACGTGATCCAACAATTAATTTGTCAGATGGAGCAAAATCTATAATAGTTTTGTTTTCTTCTCTGTAAATTAACCCAATTGAATCTGCCCAGGCACATAATATATCCTTTGTCTTTCCTGTTAAATTAATAGACTTTTCTGTGAAGGTATCTCCTTCTTTAGTTACATCTTTCTCTTTAACATGTCCAACCATTATAAGAGTATCGCAATACTTTTCAAATGGCTTAACCATTTTAAAGAAAGCGGCTCTTGTATATAAGTAACCAGCACCATTTGCTAGTGTTCTTACATCGTTGCCTTGGAAATTAGCTCCCATCGTTAATATTCAATCATTCGCGCAACTAAATGATTCGTTCTCTTATGAACTGCTGTATATTACTATACAGACTAGACTATATCTTCATCCGTCTCAGGATGTTTCCCATTTCCACTACCATTTGCTTGTAGTGTACGAGCAAAATGCTCTAGTCGTTGAACCTTCATATATTTAGATATTTTATAAACATGATCTATAAACTCATTTTCACCCAAATTCTTTTTCATCATATTGCATTTAGTGCAACATGGTACTGAATTTTTTTTGGTATATCCAATTGAATTGTCCTTTCTATCAATACCATTAACTAAAACATGTTTTTTTTTGTTTTATTGTAATTTATTGATGCTTTTGTTTCAATTGGTTCGGAATTACAATAATAACAATTTTTACTTGTTATATTTATAAATTCTTCTTTTTTTAGTTTAAATTCAAAACCTCTATTTATTGCATTATTTCTATATGAATAATATAAAGCATTATACACTGTTAAATGTGTTGCTTTATTTTTCGATGTTTTGATAGCCTCATCTTGACGACAATGCTTACATGTTTTTAATTTTTGTGTTCCAGTAAATCTATCACTTCTCATAATTGACTCTTTTCCACAATTAAGGCATTTAATATTATAGTATATTCTACCTTTAATTCTATCATTAATTGAAAGTATTTTAATATTATTATATGTTTTGCCTATTTTATCTAAAATATGCTTGGCTGCTGATTGTCCTTTCATAAGGATTTTCCAGCAATTAAAGAAATTATCCTAATACAATTACTTGTATAGGGCCCATTTTGTTTAGGCGTTTGCATATAAAGTTGCTTTGCTAAAGGCAAAGACATCTCTTCTAATGCAGTTAATGTATCTAACGCAATAAACTTGTACGGAACTTTTCCATCATTAGCTTTTAATGCGTCATCTAAAGACTTCATTAAGTCTTTGAATTGAGTTAAGTTGTTAATCTTAACTACCATGGCATCAACATAATCAGATCCCTCTTCCATATCTACTATTAAGCAATTATCTAAATTAGCTAAGACTGTTGTCTTGCCTGTTTTAGGTGCTCCAAATATTAACATACGGTTTGGATCTTTTTTTGTGCTGTACCTCCTCTTCATTGGTAAAATCATTTACTTCCTTCTTTTTGTTTGTTACTAATTATTTTCACTCAAGGAGCAGCCTTTGTGTCTGGCTCCTTAGACTCTTTTGCTTTAGCTTGTTCTTGCTTCACGTGTTCCATCAGTGTATTTTTTGCTAATAGAAATGCCAACTCTCTCTTAGAGAAGCTTCTTTCCATTCTATCACATAATAATGCAACTACATTCTGCTTACTTGCGTCAACAATAAAGTCATTAAACAGACTTTTATTCCTTTCTCCAAAAGTTTTATGCTCTAATCCACACGATTTTATATCGTTATCTGTGTTGGAAAAATCATAATCTTTTGGCTCTGGAATATCTATCTTTTTCTTCTGCAATATACTCATTTTAAATGTATTATCCTAATTTATAATCCTTTTTTTATGATGACTTTGACCTGAATTTTTCATGTATTTTGTCATAGATTTCTTGCCATTCTGGAAGAGGATCTACTCCTTTGTCATCAATATACATGTCTGCTGAAATCTTACGACAATCAGCTCCATATCTCTCAATTAGATGAGGAAAATTACAATTAATATAATGATAAGGAATTCCATTATCTTTTAGCCAATGCATTGCATCAGATAAGGCGTGTCCTTCCCTGCAAGTATTAATTACTATTCCAAATCCTTCTGCGTGTAAAGCTCTAATAATTTTAGCAGCATCTTTACGCATTGGTCCTAAAGCAGGATATTTACTCATACACATAGTTAGATCAAAATCAATTGCCAATATATGTTCTGGGTAATCTTGAATAGCTTCAAATTCATCTGCTATTTTTTGTCTTAAACTATCAGTCAATGTTTGAGGAATTCTTAACCCTTTGACCCATGCTATAAAGTCACTACTTGTACAACCTGTCATTTTTTAAGTTTTTATCAATGTACCTATCATCCATGTCCTTCCGGAAAAGGAACATATAAGAGAGGAACATTGCGTTACATAATATATGACCAACATGTGAAAGTTTACTTTCTTGATCATTATCTTCGCCGTCTATGAATGAATTCATATGCCTTTGAAGACTTTCACATACTTCTGTATACTTGAGCCCTCCTTTCCAATTATGATCGTCATATTTTTCGGCACCAAACATTAACACACGAACCATTGGATCTAAAGCCTTCCATGAAACTAAGCTCCATTTAAGTTTGCCTGTATTATATCTGTCTCCTGCCATTACTCAGCAACAGCAATTGATTTCTCAGTAGGCAAAGTATCAATTATGCTAATTCCGTATAACTTACATAATTGAGCTAAGTCTTTTACCTTTAAAAAACAAATGCCTTTTTCAATTCTAGAAACCGTTGTAGAAGAAATGTTAACACCATTGTTAGCTAATCTTCTTATCAGTTGCTCTATGTTAATATCAGCTTTCTTTCTTTGCTCAAGTAATTTGTGACCAATGTAGCCTAATAAAGTTACATCTACTTCTGTAACCTCTTTTGTGATTACTTCTCTTTCTGTTATTATTTTATAATTCATTTTTATTTGTTTTACTTATTTATCTAATCTAAATCCATGCATTACAGGAAACCTAGGTACACCTGTGTCAGAGTATTCAAAGAATCTAAGCTCACAAGTTTTACCTATGTATTTATCTTGATTCTTTAAAATATCTTCTCTCATTCTATGGTCTAAAGCTAGTCCACAACCCATGATATCATTACCAAGTCTGTGTCCTGTTGCTCCTGGCCAAGAGAAATATGGTTTACCATGCCCTGGTACTTTCTCTGAAGGCTCAACTCCCATTAAAGGTAATGCTAAATCAAAGAATTCTTTAAGCTTAAGCAAGTTACTGCTTCTGCCATTACATTTATATCCTTCCTCAGTATTAACTCTAACCATTGTTCCTTCGAATCCTACGTCTAAGAATTCTGAATGATATCTCATTACTTCTTCCTCATTGTCAACCAAAAACGTTGGAGATATTTGAGTATGAGTTAATGAATCTAATCCAAGCTCCGTAAGAGTATCAAACCTTAATGCAAATGGTAAATCTTGAACAGTATCATACGTTACGTATTTAACTTGTTCTGTTTGACCTTTTCTATATTTTTTGCATAAGCGCATGTTCTCTTGAAAACTTAAACGATGAGCGTATAGCTCACCATCTAAAATAACTCCTTCTTTATACAATGACATTAATTCTGTCTTAATATGATCCATAGTTGTTATTTCATTTCCAGATCTAGACATAAAAGTTATTTCGCCATCTTTCATGATTGCAAGACATCTCATTCCGTCATATTTAGGCTGAACGTAAACATTACCTTCTACCCATTCTATTTTATCACTTTCTTTTCCGTATACTTTTGCAAGCATAGGGAGTATCACTTCATTATTTTCTGCTTCAGCTTTAGTTTTAAAGTAGCCTTCTTTAAGCTTCTTATCGTACTTAGCTTTAGCAACAAGCTTAGCTTGCTGTACAGGTGATGTTTCATTTGCTCTACCAATATTTTTGCCTTTACAATAACTATCATTCTGTACTTCTGCTCCTCCTACAATTCCACTTCTTTGAGTAACTTTATTGTCCTCAGCGTCTATTATTAGGTATCTTATCTTGCCTTTACTATCTTTCTTATAAAGCTCATAGTGTTTGGCTTCTTTTTTTACTAACATATTAATCTTCTTCGTTTTCTATAAATTCATCTTCTGGGATCAATCCGGTGTGTGCTTGACAATCATTGCAATAACTATTTTCATCATCACCACAACTACCTGTTATATCCTGTGTGTTTGAATTAACCCACATTTTTTCTTCAACATCATCAGATCCGCAGTCTTCACAAACCCATATTATTAATGGTTCTTCAACTTCCTTCTTATCTTTTTTTTTCAATTCTATCATCTTCAACCTCCTGTTTTAATTTCTCTAAATAATTAAAAGTTTCAATGTCAATATATCCCATTTCAGTTCCAATTGGAATATTCAAAATATCTTGTGCTACCACATCTCTCATGTAAGCTACTCTTCCAGTTTTGTAAGCGTCACTTACACCCATTTTAGCACCACCTCTTTTTAAAGAGAAACCAGGCGTTTCAGATTTTTCAGAATCAATTTCAACAAGAGCAATGTAGCCCTTATCTATTTGTTCTTGAACTGATGGAGCAAAACCATAACCAATTATAGTTTTCTTTTCAAAAGTATCTTTCATGGTTCTGTCCATAAGGATTTCACCAGGTTCCCACTCTTCTCCTGTGATTGGGCATACTCTGTAAGCTATGCCTACATAACTTTTTTCACTCATATTATTTTTACATTAAACAATTTATCTAATTTTTCCATAAACCTTTTAGCGACAGCTTCCTTGTCAGTGGTATATCCCCACTCCTTTCCACTATCGAGATAAAGAGTGATTACATACTCCTTTTTCTTATCATCATAAAGACATCTATAACACACAACAGAATCTCTTCTTATTCTCATGTCATCTAGATCATCAGATATAGTGAACATTTCAGGATTTCCGTAACCTTCTGGTTTTCTTTTACCATCTAATAAACTCATATTCCAAAATTCTTTTTAGGTTTAGGTGCTCCAGTTCTGCCAAGTAAATTATCTGCTGTTGTTTCAAACTTAATTAAAGCTTGAGTCTCATTAGGAGCAGGTAATTCAACAAATCTGTTTGTTGCACCATCAAATAGGAAGTGATGATATTTATTAGGAGGTCCAAATCTATTCTTCAGAATAACTATTGCTCTGAAGGTATCTCTAAATCTCCGTATATCATATGCATGATAATCATCAAATCCATATCTATCAGGTGAATAAACACCTATTATTACTTTAGCATCTCGCTGTATCTCTTTGTTATTTGCAAATCCTGCCAGTGAGGGTTCAGTTTTCTTCTGAATACTTTCACCTTTATTAGTGAATTGTTCTCTCTCTCCTGATTGTTCTTGTTGTATAACATTGACAACAGCCCAGTTCCAGTGCTTAGTGATCTGCTTTAGAGCATAATCAGTACTCCATTTTGCCATGGTCTGGTGTTGAGTCATTGTACTACCGGTTTCTTTATTCTTTTCCGGAGTTAATAAACTCATATGATCAACGACAACTATATTTACCTGGTTAGGATCATTAGGAACATAATGAGAATATACTTTCACTGTTTCAGTGCTAGTGCTACCATCTTTATGCTTCTTAATAAATTCTCTATCTTCAAATACATGTTGTCCATTTTTATCTGCGTAATCTCTACAATACTTGTAGATTCCTGTTGGATTATAAACAGAGTCTATTATCTCAACTGATTCAAGTAGTTTTTCAACTTCATCCATGTGTAATTCTATCAAATCCATAGTAGCATCATCTAATGATTGCTGTCTGAATCCTTGAAGAGTTAATAAATCAACTCTAATCTTACACTTGGATGATATGAAGTTACATATCATTGAATCAATAAATTCTTGCTTAGATTCCTCTAAAGCAAAATAGAATATCTTTAACTTAATGCCATGCTTTATAGCGTATTCTAATGGCTCTCTCACAGCTAATGCTTTGGCTACTTGGGTTTTACCCACGCCAGAACCAGCTGTAATCATTGTAATCATTCCTGGAACAATACCAGGCACAGAACTTGCAAGTTTAGGATAATTTTCAAAAGGAATACAAAATATTTTGCCTTGCTCCTTTTCTTGTTTAATTTTCCTAAGTTCAGCAACTCTGCCTTTTACTTTATTTTCACTTTTCTTATCTAACATATATCTCCTTCATTTATAAATAGTCTTCATCTTCATAACGACTACCCCTTGTATATTCTTCATCAAGCAAGTACGCGTACTTCTCGTGATAACCTTCATTAAGCCATCTTGTTGCTTCAACCATATATTCTAAGTCACCAGATTTTTCCATCTGTTTAACTTGTAGCTGAAGTACTTTAATAGCTTTCTCTTCTTCTTCAATATTCTTTTTGAAGATCTTATTCCATTTAGCCCTTAATCTTTTACCTAATATTGTATCAGGATCTGCTGGACTTAATGCTCTTGAGCCTCCAAACTTCTTTTTAACATTAGTTGGGTAAGCGTCGAGCCAATCTTCAAATTTCTCTTTTTTAACAGAGAAGAATACTTCAGCCTTGTCTCTAATAAACACACCTTCAGATGTAAGTTTAATAAAACCCTTTTTCTCTAATTCTAACAATTGTTCTAGCGTATAACTGAACTCCTCGGAGATACAGTAATTATTTGCTAGATTGTATAGTATAAGATACTCATTGATTGTTAAACCTACATCTTTCAGTAATGTCATTGGTATTTTAATTTCATCCATCTATAAATTTACCAAATCTTGACCATCTATGACCTATCCAAGTATATTCTAATTTTACTATTTCAAGCCAATGCCATGTTTTTGTTTTTTCATTAAGTTTTGGTAATAATAAAAAAACATTCTCTATACTTTTTTTTGCCAAATTCTGGTTTTTTACTTTTCCATCTCATAATTTTCTATTTTTTTACTTTCTAATTCATAATTCTCAATCAAGCCAAAGAAAGCAGATATTTGAGAAGGAGTACATATTACATCAAAGTTTTCAGCTATTAACTTCGCCATTTTGTCTGGTGTATTTCTATATTTTCTCTCAAATTCCTTTTCCATTAAACTTATTGCCCACTCGAGTTCGATGTTATCGAACCTCTTACTTGTTTTCTCTTGTTTTGACACCATCTAAGCATATGTTACGTATTTATTATCAAAATCCTGCATTGCATTATCAAAGTACACCTCGTCTTGTGTGTCTTTCACCACAATTAGATGCATCTCTGGAAATTCATGCCTTAAACACCTACCAAACATTTGAAAGAATGACCCCACGGTACTGTCCAATTGAACAATTATTCCTTTCTCTATATTCGATAAGTTTATTCCTTCGCGAAGCATTTTAACAGCAAACAGCTCACTACAAGAGCCATCATTAAAGCAGTCTATTAAGCTCTGGTTATCTTCCTTCGTATTCTTGGAATTAACAGCACTTTTAGAGCCTAACTTTACTGACTGTTCTATTGCACCAGTAAAACAAATAAACCTCTTCTGAGAGCCTCTAAATTGTTTAACAATGCTGGCTGCTTTATCTGTTTTTACTTTAGAAATAAACTTTTTTCTTTGGGATCCCAAATTTAAGAATTTATTTCGACATGCTTGACGTATTTGATAAGAATTATTAGTCTGAGATTGCTCTTGATAATAACTCATTTGCTTAGTGATTAACTCATAATACTGAATTTCATTACATTTAACAAGTAAACCAGTGCCTTTTGGTAATGATTTCTGAACATTCCACATATCACTATACTTACAATTGACAGTTTTCTTTCCTTTACTAGCTTTTTTGAATTGAAACTCATGATTACCCGTAGGTGTTAAACCCATTTTGTGAACTACAAGTTCGGGTGTTGGCAACAAACCTAAGTCAATTGCTTTCAATAATGGTATTTTATAGTTATACACATTTCCTAAGAGACCTTTTATTAGGTCTTTCTTGTCCATCGGAATAGTAGCAGATAAAAGTATCACCTTTGTTACAGGGCCAATTAGGCTTTTCAAAAGTGATACTCTTTTATCCGTTAATGCGTGGCATTCGTCCAGTATAATGAAATCTGGATGCGTCGAGTGATGCTGGTGCTTATGTAAAGAAGCATAAAGGAACATAGAAACCTTTGTCATAACTGTTTTTTTCTTATGCTTCACAAACTCATCCTCCCAATTTCTCAAATGGGTTGACTCTTTGCATATTAATAGACCATGTGAATTTCTACGCGTACTTAAAATATCCTCTATTATCCTTATAGATTCAAGAGATTTGCCCACGCCTGTGCTCCATTCTAAACACAAGTGTTTATTAGACTGAGAAATTTGAACTGCAAGAGATTGTATTTCGGATTTTATCCTATTACTCTCTTCAGTACTAATCCTCGTCTTCTTCATCTCTTGCGCTATTTATTAGACGATCTATCAAGTCATCAATTTCTTCATCAGATGCTTTAGATAGATCATCAATGTTAATACCTTTCATATTCTTTCCAAATTCTTCAATGTTAAGACCTCTTCTTTTGCCTTTTACATTGCTACCTTTGTAGTTAGAAGTTTTAGGTATTTCTCCATTACGCTTTCCTTCTCTAACTTTATCCATTAAATCGTCAGCGTAATCTTTTAGATGAGGTTTATGAAATTGTATTGCTTGCGCAACATCAATAATAGCTTTAGCAAATGTATCATCGCGCATACCTACTTGCATAAGTATCTGTCCAATTGATTCATCACTAGCTCTTACGAAAGCACAATCCATGCTTTCTATACCTGATTCTCCTTCTCGAGCATCTGGATCAGCTGTTGCCACAAATGTGAGAATATGCTGATCTTTATTCAGGTTATTTTCAAGCACATATGCCATAAGTTCAAGAGCATGTCTCAACTTACCTTGTATAGTTCCTGAAATTGGTTTGCTTATTTGTTCACCTTCTGGTGATACAGGTTTTAGCGAACCTTTACCTTTGTTGTTTCCTTTTTTAAATAGTCCAAACATGTTCTTATTGTTTTTGTTTTAGATTAATGGGAGAGACTCTAATGCCTCTCCCGAATTTAATAATTCTACTCCTTTATCAGGTGTAATTAACTTACCTTGCGGTAATTAGTTAAAATACAAACCTATATGGTGATAATTTTTTAATTGTAATAATATTTCCGTATTCATCAACAAGTTGAGAATACTCAGATGTAGCTTTGATAGTAGTGCATTCCTGTATTTTACAGACAAATCTCTTTTCGTCATCACCTGTTTCAGAGAGCTTTATCTTATCATCTTCAGTCAACCCTGCTGCCTTACTTAATTCCTGATCAAGAGCGAACCAATCATTAAACCCTCCATAAAAGAATGGGTTTTTACTAATTGTTTGCTCATAAACAGCATGATTCTTTGTTTGTATTAGAATCTTATGTTCTGAATCACTAGAAATACTGATATTTAAATGTTCAACAGCTTCTTTAGCTCCTTCGTTGAAATCATTCATCTCTCTAATAAGAGAGAACACCATATCTATGTTTGCGTCATCAATCAAATTAATGATTGTTCTTAATTCTTCTTCCTTAGTTTTATCAACTAAGGTGTCATCAATGATTTGTGTTAATGTTTTGTCATCAATACGCTTATATTCTTTGAAATAATGAATTCGACCTGGTCTATTCATTAGATAGTTGCTGAATCTAGAAGTTTCATTACTTGTAAACAAGAACAACTTTTTAGACATGAACGCACCATCCAATAAAGTAAGCATAGCTGATTGATCTTCAGATCTAGCATATACTTTTTCGAATTCATCTATGAATACAATACACTCTTGGTTTATTGATTCAATAAAAGAATTAAACATTGAACCAGTAAATGGTTCATTAATAATAATAACAGCAAGATCACTCTTCATTGCTAACATTTTAGCTGTTAAGCTTTTTCCTGTTCCTTTAACACCTGATAATGATATTCCTAAGTTCTTGTCATACTTCTTAAATGTCTTTAAGTACCTATCGGTTAAGTAATCACAATCACCATATATCTTCTCTGGTATTGTAAAGTCATGCATTTTCTCTAAGAAAAAGAATAAATCTCTTTCATCGAATCTAACTAACCAATTACCCGGAGGTACAGCTGGTATAGTATCAACTTGCATGTTTTTAAAATAAATTTTGTTATCCTGTAATATCATCTTTTTGATTTAGTTTTAGTTAAGTTTCCCCTGGGTCACAATTGTTCTTGTTAACAGCTAAACGCTAGCACCATAGTTTGTGACACATCGAGTGCTACTAATAACCGGCCATCCAAGGGAATAACTACCTTACTGATGCATGTGAATATGCACCTTGTTTCCTTTTGTTTTGATCTTTCCTTCTCTACTAAGAACTTTTTTAGCTGCCTTTGCAACTTTATCTGTGCCTTCATCACCGTATTCTTCATACACTCCAGCCATAATATCATCAACACCTTCTTTGTATCCATCTTTTAAACCATCATTACGTTGATTTTTAAGCATTTTAAATGCTGTCATCATAAGGGAAATAAAAAGTAGATTTGAACAAGAAAGTATGATTATTGTTATTGAAGTGTTTGGATCACTATTAAATAATGTTCCTATAAAAAATCCTCCTGTTATGAAGAAAAATGCTGATAATACTAATAATTTATACTTCATTTGCTATTTCTTTTAAGAATGAAAAATCTAATTCTTCGAATGAATCACTATCTGGACTAAATCTGTTTAAGAATTCAGTTAAATGTCTTGCTTCCATTACATCTGAATGCAAGTCTTTAAACATTTTTCTGTCTCCTTTTCTACCTAATGCATGCATTAGTTTAATAACGCCTTTTAACGCGTCTTTTCTCTTTTCATCAGGGATATCTTCAACTTGTTGTTTAGTCATTTCAACTTGCTCAAGTATTTTATTCATAAATTTTTCCCTGTCTTCTAAAATTTGACTTAATTTATAGTATCTTTCTTTGCATATACGATAAATTGTTTCAAATTCTTTTACACTTAAAGATTTTTGAAAATCCTTAAATGCTTGCGTGTCTTCTGTTTCTTCTGTTTTACTCATTTTTTAAGTTTCTGTAATCTATTTCATTTTTTAAGTCGAATAATTGGTGTAATCTATCTTCTAGCTCACCACGCTCAATCTTAGCTATTATATTTTTTAGATGATTAATATCTAATTCTTTATAAAGCTTTTGATTACCGTTAGATGATCTCCAAATAACGGTGTCTCTTATTTGTTCATGGGCTTTCATAAGCCTCGAGTCTATGGTAACATGAAATGCTTTTTTCTTAAGAATTGTCATCTTCTTGTTCTTTTTCTGCTATATACTCTTCATATTCCTCTCTTGTCATCTTTTTCACGCTTATCTTAACTAAAGCTAAGATAGA